CTGTTATCAAATTTAATTTTACCTGTCATTGCTTCAAATGTAAATGCCTCTGCAAATGCAGCATTAGATTGAAAAACTTTTCTCATGTCATTTTTAAATGCGTGGTGGGCATCTTCTGCATTTTTTAATATTTCTATTTCTGCAAACTTACCCATTTGTTTTAATTGAGTTTTGTTACCTTTAATACCTAATTTTTTCATATTAGTACTAGGTAAAAGATTATTAATATGTTTACCTAAATTGGAAACCGCCTCATTCAGTGACGTACCTGACTCTTCAGCAGAAATATAAAATGTTGCTGAAGCTTCATTAACTCCACCAGACATAAGTTGTGCAGAACCTGTTTTTAATGATATTCTTTTATCACCAATTATTAGATCAGTTTTTGGTGTTAGAGTAGAACCTTTAGCACCACTGGGAAAATATGCATTCCATCTTTTGGATGCTGGATATGTATTTTTAGGAAATGAACCTTTACCACTAAGTTTTAAATCCGTGATAATTTTTTTACCAATATCATCAGAGTTAGGAATCAACTTAGATGTAAAAGGTTCTCCACCAGCTGCTGAAACTATGACTCTTTCCATATCAAAAGCTGCTGTGGTATCACCCATTACAAGAAGTTTTTTTTCTTCTGTAAATTTTTCTTTGGTTTTAATTTGACGCACATATTTCTGTAAGGTCATCAATTTCTCCATTTGTACAAATATTTATACTATTTATATAACAGAGAAACTGATGAATGTCAAGAGGTTTATCAAATTTTAAAGTCTTTTATTGCAGAAAACTTGTCAAGTTTGTTTCCAAAGTTTGTTTTATCAAAAGTAGGTTCATCTTGACCACTATCGACAATATCATCTTGTGCATTTACCTCAGCATCAAACAATTTCATCTTAGAACGATCAATACCTAATACAAACCTTTTATTCGTAGTTGGATCATTATATCTATTCTTTAACTGTTTAACTACTATTTGATTAAGTGCTTCAAGTTCTTCATTACTAATGAGGGCAAACATAAAATCAGCAGTGGCTGGTAAGCCGAATGATTCAGATGTGTCTTCAAGTCCAATGTCACTTGACGTAAAACCACCTCTCGTTGTTTGCGTTGCTGACATGATGGGAACATTACATTCAACGGCCAATCCTCGCAACTCTTCTGCAACGCTTTTAATGTAGCTGTACGAGTTAACATTTTGTGCTCCTTTAAACCTACTAGATGCACATATATTTAGATAGTCTATAAAAATGATATCTGGTTTAAATGACTTCTTGATTGCAAGTTCTTTGATTAATCCTCTGAAGTGTGCAGAGTGTGCTGATGCTGTAGGATACTCTTTGACAATTAACTTACCAGAAGTTTTCTTAATGATCTTTGCAATCTTATCATCAAACATCTTCTTTGGTAAATCATGCAAGTCTTCCATAGAGACATTCATTAGGTTTGCATCAATACGTTCTGCAATACGTTCCTCAGCCATCTCCAGAGTGATGTACAACACATTCTTACCCTGAGATAGAGAACTAGCAGCCATGTGACACATAAACAAAGATTTACCCACACCTGTACCAGCAAGTGCAATATTCAAAGTTTTGGTTGGAAGACCACCCTTTGTAATCTTATTAAAAAACTCTAGATCGAAAGGAACACGTTCCTCTACCCTATGGTAAAAGTCAAATCTTGAATCTGAATCCTGTAGGTAATCGTGACCCACAGCATTATCAAAAGATACAGCCAAAGCATCAGTTAGAATGCTTGGAATAGAATCAGGAGTTCGGTCTTTATCTTTCCCATCAATAATAGATATGCCATCAACAATTGCATTGTATATTGCTTTATCTTTACAGAACTTTTCAGTTGTATCTAACAACCAATCCATATCAACATCTGTACTATCTAGTGTCTGTATGATTTCTACAATCTTAGAGTGTTCGTTTTCAGTTAAATCTTTTCTTTGTTCAACCTCAATCTCTAAAGATATTTTTGTGGGAATCTTTCTATACTTATCTACAAAGCTATTGATTTCATCAAAAATAATTCTTTCTTCTTTTACTGTAAAATATGCAGACTTAATGAAAGGTAAAACTTTTCTACAGTACTCTTCATTAGCTACTAAATTGCTCAGGGTCGTCCGCTCTATTGTCTGGTTCAATACTACCATCCTCTGCTTGTGTTATAATGACATGATAAAGTATGTCACCGATTAATTTATGAAACTCTTTACTTTCTAGAATCTCTTTATCTATTCCATTAGTGTCTAGTATATCATAATCAAACTTTAAGTTCAAGTGTTTATTTTTAGATAATGAAGATTCATCAGGAAGTGTGACTTTTCCATACTTATAGACAACTCCACTATAATCTGTTTTTTCTGTTAGACCAATACAAGTTTGATTTTTTATATCTGTGCTCTCTAAGAATACAAATTTTTCTGTAATTGGGTCTTTTAAGATTGCTTCCCTTGATGGTAATTTTGTTGGTGTACTCTTTTCAATAGGTATACCTTGTGAATTTAAAAGTTTAGACATAGTGTAAATAGCTCCCTATAATATATTTTGGTTTGTCTATTGGTTTTTCGCCAGCATGAAGCCATGGCCACATTGGTGGAAATATTAAACAAGAACCCTTTTTACAATCAGATGATATGTCATGTTGTGGGAATGATGTACTTCCCTTTTCATTATCATCTAGGTACAAAAAGAATACTAGAAACCTTCTTGCAGATTCGTGACTATTCACATCAACATGATCACCAAATTGGTCAGTACCATCTGGTAAATATCTTTTCATTCGTAGTGGTTCAAGACTGAATTTTTCAGGCCACATATTACCAACAACTTTACATTCTGTTTTGTATTGATCTACACACCCATGTAGACCATTAACAACAGTTTGAGCATCATCATGCCACTCTTTATGTTTTAATAGATGTATTTGAGTAAAAGACATTTCACCTTGCTGATGTTTCTCATATTGATCTGGATTATTTTCAAATCTTTCAATTAAAGAATCACACAGCTCTGGTGATAATACATTGTCATATCTTCGAATATAGTTTTCCATCAGGACTCTATCACTTCCGATTCTAATTCTACTTCTTCATCTTCTAATGGTATATCAGATGTACCATACTTAAATTCTTTACCAGCAGCTGCATCAATCAATTGCATCACTTCTTCTGTAAAGTATTTTTCTGGATTTTTATTAATAGTTTTACCAAACTGTGTAGTACCATCTGGTAATTCAATACGAGTTGACATCTGTTTAAAGATACCGTACTTAATCGCAAGTTCCAATAGTCCATAGTATCTATCTAGTCCTGTTTCATACGACAGACGAACATCTACCATCTTATTCTCAATAGTCAAACGTGACTTATGATTTTTACAGTGAACAATGTTACCGACAACATCTGTACCATCCTTATCTTTCTTCTTGGATAGGAAGATGATAGATGATGCTGCATATTTTAGACCAGAACCGCCACCCATCTCTTTTGTAGCGAATAATCCCATAGAGTCATAGGTGTGATTTGTTACAACCATCGGAACACCACAACGACCAAGTTTCAAAGTCAATACACGAAATGCAGCCTTCAGAACTTGTGCCCGTGTCATATCTCTTGTTTCTTTACCATCAGAAGTATCTTCTACTTCTTTAGTGGTTGACAACATACCCAATGAATCTAGACACAACATAATTGGTTTACGATCTGATTCTTTCTTTGCAAGATACGAATCTAACACTTTGATTGCCTGTGTACGAAACTCTTGCACAGTTGTTACTGGAATGATAACCATTCGTGTGGGATCAATACCCCTATCAATCACCATCTGTTTTGTAATCGCACTTTCAGATTCAAAGTATAGAACACCAGCATCAGGGTTTGCATCAAGAAACGACTTGACCATTCCCATAACGAAAAAAGTTTTTCCAGTTGCGCTCTCGCCAGCAATCGCGCTGATTTTGTTCGCTGCTAGGCCACCATAGATACTACCACTTAAAAGCGCATTGAAAACATAACTTCCCGTGTCTATAAAGGAGTCACAATCGCCTGCCTCAACACCATCACTCACTAGTGCTGCATACTCGTTACCTGTTTGTTTGATAATGTCTTTTAAAAAATC